CTAATAAAGTTAAATGGAAAGCATAGGAGAATGCAATGGCAGGAACAACACAACTAGATGCAGTCAATACTATGTTATCTGCTATTGGAGAAGCACCAGTAAGTAGTCTGTCATCTGGATTGATAGAAGCAGAAATAGCTGAAACAATATTAAACACAATAGATAGAGAAGTACAATCTATGGGTTGGCACTTCAACAAAGAATTAAATAAAAGCTTTGCTCAAAGTACAGGTGGTGAAATACTTTTACCTAATAACATATTAAGAGCAGATGCTACACTTGCACCACAGAGTCCAGACTTAGTACAACGTGGTTTAAAGATGTATGATAAAAAGAACCACACGTTTAACGTAGGCACTAATGTATATTTAGATGTTATAGTACAGTTAGACTTTGATGACTTACCTGAGGTAGCTAAGAGATATATTATCCTACGTGCTACTAGAGTCTTCCAAGATAGAGTAGTAGGTTCAGGTACATTACATGATTTTCAATTAAGAGATGAGCAAACTGCGTTATTAGAACTAAAAGAATTTGACCAAATAACAGAAGATAATAATATCTTTGACAATTATGACACATATGCTATCATCGACAGACAGGGACGGAGAACACTTTAATGGCACTCATCAGTCAATCTATCCCAAATCTTATAAATGGGGTATCACAACAACCACCATCTTTAAGACTTAGTACTCAAGCAGAACTACAAGAGAATGGTTTGTCTAACGTTGTTACAGGTCTATCTAAACGTCCTAGTAGCTCACATATAGCTGACTTAGGAACAATCTCTAACTTAGATAAAGCTTTTATACATACTATTCGTAGAGATGAGAATGAATTTTATTCTATGGTAATAGATACTGCAGGTACTATAAGGGTGTTTGACAAAGATGGTGTATCTAAAACCGTAACTAATAATGCTGCTTCTTACTTAAGTGGTTTGTCTATTCCTAGTAAAGAACTAGCAGCTGTATCAATAGCTGATACTACTTTCATAGTAAATAAAAATACAACTGTAGCTAAAGGAACTGCTACATCTACAACTCGTAATCCAGAAGCTTTAGTATATGTTAAGCAAGCTGACTATTCCTCAACTTATCGTGTAGTTTTAACTAAAGGTGTTAATACAAGTACTGTAGAATTTGCTACAAAGTCTTCAACACAGGATTCAACATCTGAAACACAGAATGCAGAACGTGGTGCAGCTACAGATATTATTGCAACTAACTTAGATACCTTTTCTGGTACTGCTGTTAGTACAACTTACTATCAAAATATTATTAATGGTAGTGCTGTATCAGGTTTAACAGTTACACGTTATGGTAACGTATTACACATTCAATCTACTGACTCTACAGACTTCCAAGTAGAAGTAGGAGACTCTCATGGTGGAGAGCATTTACTTGTATTTAAAGATGAGACAGCTGACTTTAAAAAGTTACCTGTAGAAGCACCAGTAGGTTATGTTATTAAAGTATCAGGTGATAATCAAAAAGCTCAAGATGATTATTATGTTACATTTACAGCTGAAGAAGTATGGAAAGAAACACTAGAGCCTAACATCCTTACAGAGTTAGATGCTACTACAATGCCACACAAGTTAACAAAACTACCTAGTGGTAACTTTCAGTTTGATGCAGTTACATATGAACCAAGAACTGTAGGAGATGATAATACAAACTCCTTTCCTTCTTTTGTAGATTTTAAATTAAACGATATTTTCTTTCATCGTAATAGATTAGGTGTACTTGCAGATGAGAATGTAATATTTTCTAGAGCAGGTGAATTTGTTAGCTTTGACTTCTTTCGTAAATCAGTACTAACTATAGTAGACAGTGACCCTATTGATGTGGCAGTCTCGTCTAACAAGGTTAGTATACTTAAACATGCTGTACCTTTTAACGAATCTTTACTATTGTTCTCAGATTTAACACAGTTTAAAGTTACTGCTGACCCAATACTTACACCTGAAACTATTAACATATCTAACACTACAGAGTTTGAGGCTTCATTAAGAGCTAAACCAGCACAGGCAGGTAGGTTTGTTTACTTTGCTTCCAAGAGGGGAGCATGGTCTGGCTTATGGGAGTACTTTGTAGACACTGATACAGATACTAATGATGCTACAGAGATTACAGCACACGTACCTGAGTATCTAAACGGTGAAATAATAAACATACAAGCTTCTTCTAATGAAGATATGATACTTGTACAAACAGATAATGACCCACAGGCTCTCTATGTGTATAGATACTACTGGAGAGGTAGAGAAAAACTACAGGCTTCTTGGTCTCGTTGGACATTTACTGGAGATATATTAGGAGTATCTTTTAATCGTGCAGATATAACTCTACTAGTTAAGAGAAGTAATAACTTATTTCTTGAACGTATAAACTTATCTGTAGATGATGCTACAAACTATACTACTAATAACTTTAGTGTACATTTAGACAGAAGAGTAAAACTAGAAACAGGTGGTTTAACAGCTATACCTTATACTGATGCTAGTGTTATTTACATAGCTCAAACAGGTAAGGTTATACAGTTAAGTGATGTAGCAGCTAGACTAGCTAATAGTGAAGTAGTCTATGCAGGTATACCTTTTCTATTTAAATACCAATTCTCTGAACCAGTTGTTAAAAGTGGTGATAAATCTATAACAACAGGACAATTACATATAAGAAACTATGCTGTTGTCTATAATAATACTGGATTCTTTCAAGCAGAAGTAGCTCACTCAAGACGTACTCCTTATGTTAGAAACTTTACAGGACGTATTGTAGGTGCTGCTACTAACATTTTAAACACAGCTGCTATTGACTCAGGTACTTATCGTTTTGGAGTACTAGGTCATGGTGATGAAACAAGTATAACATTAAAAAGTTCTAGTCACTTCCCTTGTGTATTTCAATCAGCTGAATGGGAGGGTTTCTTTGTACTACGTTCTAGGAGACTATAATGAAAGCCTATGTGAGACAAAGCACCCAAGAAGATGTGGATTATCTATGTAATAATCTTAGACCTAAAGATAGGGAAGAGGTGATAGCATCACATGGCAGTACAAAGAAAGCTTTACAAACAGGATTAGATTTGTCTGACGAATGTTGGACATTTCTAGTAAAAGAAACAGATGAGATAGCAGGTATATATGGAGTAGCTAGACAGGATGACATGGTTGCCTGTGTTTGGTTACTTACTACACCTGCTGTTGAGAAAATATGGATAACCTTTTTGAGAGAAACTAAAAGATTGACAAAAGAATTAAATAAAAAGTATAGTATCTTGACTAACTCTGTTGATGCAGAGTACATTGTGGCTATTAAATGGTTAAAGTTTTTAGGATTTACTTTTATCAATAAACATTATTATGGGGGTAAACCCTTTTTAGAATTTGTGAGGATATAAAATGGCAGTTCCACCACAGGTGTATTTGCAAGGTGCTCAAGCAGTTTTAAGTTTTCTTGAAAAAGGAAAACAAGCTAGAGAGCAACAAGCTAGGTATGAACAAAACAGAATTAATGCAGTTGCTGCACGTGATTTAAAGATAAAAGCACTAAATAACAGAGCTATACAAGAATCAGAAGCAGTAGCAGAAGATAAGATGGCTTTAGCTATCAAAGCTCTAGAGACAAAAGAACGACAGAAGGTAGCTGCAGGTGAAGCAGGAGTAGCTGGTAAGAGTGTTAAACAACAAATCGACTTAACAGAAGCTAGAAAACTTAGAGGTATCTCAAAGTATGATGCCACTATTGATAGACTGCTTACACAAGTTGAACTAGAAAAAGCTGGTCTTAATGCAGAAGCTATGAATCGTATTAATGCTGTACAACAAGGTCAACCACCTAGTTTAATGGGTGCTGTTGTAGGTGCTGCTGCTAATGCTGTAGCTATGGATGTTAAATACGGAGATGGTGACTTGTTTGGGATAAAATGGGCAGGTGATAAAAGTGTTACAAATTTGAATGCTTTTGGAACAGCTGATAATATGACACCTATACCTAAAAATGATATATCCTTTGCATTACTTAAATAGAATAAGAGGTTTAAATGGCTAAAAGAACTCCAGTTGCTAAATTAGATGTTAGTGGTATTTCCACTAAACCTGTAGCAAACTTAGTAGAAACTTATGTACGTCCTGCTCAGATTCAACCACAGCTTTCTCCTTTATCTGAATTTGTAAATGCTATAACTCCAGCAGTAAAAGCAGTATCAGATAAACAATTAGAAGAAAAATTAAAACGTGAAAGAGAAATAGAAAGTTTTAGACTTCAACAAAAGAATCAACAAATAGAGCATCAAGCTCTAAAAGCATTTAGTAGAATACAACAAGACTATGCATCTAATCCAGATATGTGGCATGAGCAAGAAACTTCTACTATTATAAATAGTATAGATAAAAATACTTCTGACTACACAGACGTTTTAAAACAAAAAGAAACTGACCCTTTATTAATAGAAAAATATCGCTATGTTGCAGAAGATGCTAAGATTAAATTTATAGCTTCTTTTACTGAAGGCAAAAGAAAGTATGAAATAAATAAACAAAATAACGGAATTTCTGAAGCATTTCTTGACCAAGAGATTGTAAACTCAAGTGCATCTAAAGAAGAACAAGTAGAAGCTATGATTAATCTTGTTAACAAAAATGCTTATACTTACCTTATTAAGGATGCTAAAGGTAAGTTAAAACCTGATTTTAAAAGGATTAATACTTTATTAGTAACAGCAGCAGAAGCTAAAGCTAAATCTAATCCTGATAATGTTTTATATTTAGCTGCAGAAAAACTTGGATTATTAACAAATCCTAAGTATGCTAAAACTATGAACGACCTTAAAGCAAAAAGAGCTAATCATATTCTAAAAAATTCTGAAAATGCTTCTCTTGCTTCTAATATTCAGTATTCTTTAGAAAACGATGTACCTTTAAACCCTATTAAAACAGACAGTAAAGGAAATAAAACAAAAGCTTCTGACATAGAAACAAGTGATGCTTTTCTTAAGTCTAGTTTTATGAACAAAAATGGAGTGATGACAAAGTTTTTAGATTTGTCTCCTTTAGAACAAGCACAAACGTATCAAAAATCACAGTATGTTCCTATACCAGCTAGAAACGCAGTAAGGATGAGCTTACCTTTTATGTCTGGTGATTTTACTCAGACTATAGAAACAAACGAAAAGATTCAACGGTCTTTAAATCAATGGAAACTATATACAGGAGTAGGAATACCTTTTGCTAAATTAGATTTAACTGCAGATGAGAATAGAAAATTTGAAGCTTTAGATTTATTGATGAATAGAGAAGCAAAACAAAAACAATATATTATCCATGAAGTTTTGAATGAGGCAGGAGACGAAAGTTCTGTAGTTGAATATACTGCTCCTGATTATAATGCTGCTGCTATTACAATTCAACAAAAGTTTGACGATGAGCTTTTACCTAAACTTGATAGTAATTTTGTAAAAGATGTTAAGAATGCAACAGAAAAATGGTTAGGTAAAGACCTTACAGATGTTCCAAGTAGTGCTATAATTCTTAGAGAAATTACAAAGGATGCTCGTTTCTTTATGGCTCTTGGGGAGGACAAAGAGAATTCTATAAAAAGAGCTTTTGCTATAGCAGATAAAAACAATCCTATTGTAGAAACAGGTGCTGGAGATAGTTATAGATTTAATTCTTTAGCAGCAAATGTTGCAGCATTAGGTAAACGACCTGAAGTTATTTTAAAAGAGATAAATAAAAAGCTATTCACAAACCCTGCAATGCAAGCATATGCAAAAGAAACTGCAGATTTAGAAGCTGATGAATTTGATATAGCTATAAAAGCAGATGTAATAGACGAAAATAAAGTTAGAGTATATCTAATTAACAAAAGTAAGGAAAATGATTTCTTTACAGAAGTTCCTCTTTTTGACTCTATGGATAAAACAAAGATTTTAAGTGACCCTAATATATTATATAATGTGGTAACTAAAAACATGGAACAAGCTAAGTTAGCTGAAAATAAAGCAAAAGTTACTTTATCATATTCTACTCCTACTACTGAGACTGATGAGTTCTCTAACATTATTCAAATGATTAATCCTGAAAGTAAAGGACAATTTGAAAAGACAGTAGCTTTAGGAAAAGAAGGACAAGTAACACCTCCATCAAAAGGTATACTTAAAGATATAGGAGATGGTATAGAGTCTACTATTAAATATGTATTAAATTCTTTTGG